GCTACATCAGCAGTTGCGACTGTACCGCTATTTTTGAACACAGCAATCTTAGCACATTCCAGAACAATCAACTCGGCGAACTTTTCAAACTCTTCCATACTGCCAAGAATCTGAAACGGCTTGGGAGGATTAGTCATCCGTGATTCTACTTTGAGTCCTGCCTCTCCTGCAAGTTCAAAAATTCGTTCGTTCATTCAGATTCCTTGAACAAGGGTACACCATCAGTCAAGTGTCGCACATATTCCAAGTTAGGGAAAGTATCCAGTGTGCCACGATGCCGTTGAATCGTCAAGTTACCTTCACGCTCGATAGCATAGAAAAACTGGTCTGTAGCACCTTGTTCAATCTGTTTTGCGAAGTGTTCGGTCATCGGTCAAACTCCTCATAACCTTTACCGAAACCAATATAGATTCGAACTACCAGCAATTCGATATGAATTGACCATTCATGCTCGCACTTACGTCCAATAGACATACCAATCGACACAATATTATATGGCATCATGCCAATACGAAAACGTTTACCTGATCCCATCATTTAACTCCAAAATGTTTTTTGATTTCTACAGCATCGATATACCGCACGACTTCGCAACATTCTTTCACAATCAACTCGGCGAACTTTTCAGCAAAATCATTACTAATAACTTGGTAAGATCTATCTGTTTCATCATCGGATGGTTCAAAATCAACGTTGTAACCAAGTTGTTCAGCAAGTTCTCGAATTCGTTCGTTCATCACACTTCTCCTAAATTATCGAAACAGGACTTATTGACATTGCCTGTTACGCACACGGCAGGGGTAACGATTAGGCTGACTTCATGCAAGTGGTCTGAGCCAGTGACTGCCAACGAGTCGGAAAGCTCTTGTACAACTGAGCAATCTTGATTGCCATACGCAAGCTCATCTCGCGCAATTTGTTTTTGTTATTGTCCATAAACGTGATAATCTCGTCCTGGCCAATCTCGCCAATGTCCATATCTTCAAACAGTTCGCCCGAGCGAGCAATTTGTTTGATACGCAACACTTTGTCACGCATGGTGTCCAGGGTCAAGTCAAGATAGTGACAACGTGATTGCAGTGCATCCAAGTGATCACGAAGCTTCTGCGACTTCATTTTGTCAAACTTAAGATTGGTAATAAAGATTACCGAGCCCTTAAATTCGAAACTGTCCGGGATGCCTTCGCGGCGCAGAGTGCTGGACTCTGACAACCAACTAATCTTGCGCTTCTTGCCTGAGTCCAGGGCACCTTTGAGCAAGTTCAAAGATACATCGTCAAGCAGGATGCTGTCACAGTCGTCAAACACAACCACACAATTCTCGTCGCTGTATTTGTACAGGGTTTGGTACAGGCCGATGGGAGTAGCAGAACCTTTAACAACTTCGGCACGGAGTCGACGTCCGGCAATTTGATCCAGCAGGGTAGCCTTCTCAATCTCCTTCTCAACACCAAAGGATTTACCAACACCTGGAGGGCCCGACACAATCATGGCACGGATGTCACCGTTGGTAGCAGCCTTGGTCATCTCATGCAGAATCTCAAAACGTTCGGCAATCTCTGCCATGCGTTCTTCGTCAGACTGAGTCGAAGCTACCTCTGCTTCAATCATGGTAGTAACTGCTTCGTCACCTTCGGTAACAAATTCGTAAGCGGCAACACCTGCCACTTTAATACGAATATCTTCTGGAAAGCCAGGAAACTTGCCGCCATTTTTAACAGTAACAAAACCGCCTTTGGCTGTACTCTTGTATTGCTCAACCAGTTGGAACACTTGGCCCGATACGTCGGTAGTACGGTAAGCGCCTACTTTAATACGGATAAATGCTGTAGACATAAAAGCTCCTTGTTTTTTGAAAATTAAACTTGGTTTTTATTATTATTCAAGTATTATAGCAACGATTCGAATTGTTGTCAACGGTTTAGTGACTGTTTAATGCAGGTGCGGCACCATTGATAATGTCGCGTTCCATGGCGTGGGCGGGCTTGCGTCCGCGCACAATGTCAACTAAAAGTATTACAAATGCCTCAGCACCGTGTTCGCGTATGCTACGGCACAATGCCCAATCCTTGTTTTCAGTAACTGCACGACGAACGTGCTTCTGGAAGCGAACTTTAAGGGCTTTGTTTACTTGGGCGCCACAAACGGTAATACCAATGTATGCCTCGTTAGTGTTAGTGTTTACTAACATGTACACAGCATGCTTGGTATCTTGACGGCGTTTACGGGTTCGTTTTTGCATTTCCATAATAGTATTATAGCAAAATGGGCCATTATGGTCAACCATAAAAAACCCTAGCAAATACTAGGGTTTTTGGGGTATTTTTTGTTGCTTTTTAGCAACATTTGCTATTTTTGTAACTATTCTGGGCTGTGTGCTTTGGTTAGCTCACATACCAGCAGAAACTGCTCGTAGGCCAGTTTGACTGCGGGATTGGTTAGCAGTTGTTCGGCTTCCTCTTGTAGAGCTTGCAAACCGGCTTCAGCTATGTCCCTGGCACTGGCAACTTCCAAGGTATAAACATCATCACCCAGGGCCTGGTTTAGCCGTTTCCAGGCCTTTTGCTGTTCTTGGGTTAGTTCTGTGCGTCGTGGTCGCATTTCACTAGCCCGGCGCACAGCCTCACTCATACGATTCTCAGCCACACGACCGGCAGCGATCATGGGCGCCAGAGCAGGATCTATATTGTAACGAGTACTTTGTCCACCAGGGTAAACCATGACCAGATGTGTGCCTTTGGGCATGGCATCCATTAATGCCTGATCATACTCGTACACAGGCCGATACCTGCGTCCTGCCTTTTCATAAAAGATTCTTTTAGTCATTGGCCACCCAGGTGTTTGCATGATAATCCCAATGTCTACTGTCATACAAGTGAAACGTCAGTTCGTATCCAAACACTCCTAATTCTAATTTAACACCTGCATGGTCACATCTAGTTGTCCAATCAAAATTAAAATGCAACAGATTTTCACAGTCTTGAAACATTTCCAATTCAAGATATTTGTGTTTGAATGGCGTACTCCAAACACGATTGAAAATATGATTGAATGACACCCTGGTCAAAGGGTACTCAATTGCAAATTTTAAATTGATCATTGTAGTGTTCTTTTTAACGCAGGAACGCCCATTTCTTTCAGTTCCTCTTCAGAGAACATGGCATGAGCCAACATCTTTAGCTCATCCTCGTCAAGATCGTCAATGTTTACAGAGCGAGTTTGAGCCTTGATTTCTTCGGGAGTCAAGTTGGCAAACATGTCTTGAATCTCTGACATCATTGCATCTAGTTCTTCCTGAGTTCCTTCGAAGCTGTCAAAACAACCAGGCTCAAACACTACTGTAAGTGGTTTCTTTTCGTCTGTCATATCATCTTCCTGCTTTGCGTACATAAATCCAAATTGGTGCTCGATTTTTTCTTGTGCCCGGATCACCGCCCACGCACAATCTTAATTGTGGATCAATACCTTTACTGTGGGATTCAACAAAGTTGGCCAATGCTGAACTGGTTGTGCGTATCAAACATGATCCTTGGTCATTTGTGACCATGTAGACAGGTACTCCGGTGTCGTAGGATATGTAGAGCATATCCTATTTATTGCTTCATCGATTTGGACCACAGGCACACCATTTTGTTCGTACCCTTCGGTAACCATGTCCAAGTAGTGTTTGCCGGGCATGGCCACGCCTGTTTGGTCATTCATCTGATAAACCAATGCACTTACAAAGTAGCTATCAGTATGCACACGCACATTGAATCTGGTGTAGTAATATGGGAAGCCTTCTAGCGCATCCAATGCTCGCAATGCTGCAAGATCAATGTCCCACAAAACACCGTAACAGATAGCACCCGGCACATACTCAATATCAGCATGAGTTCTAAACACAAACTCATAATCATTGATCCATGCAGGACCCAAAGAAACGGCACCCGGGCAACGGCGTACCATTTCGTCCAAATTGGTATTCATTCCATAAGCAAAGTATTTCATGTCATGATTGTAGCAGAATTGATATTAATTGTCAAGTTAACGTTTGTTTTAATTTTGTTAAGTCTGCACAAGTGTACTTTTGGTAGCTGTGGGCCAGGTGCTCCGGAAACGGGATTTCTTCGATCAAGGCACCAAATTGGTTTGCAATTGGGCGGGCAATGTCCATAAAAGACTGTGCTGTTCCGGTGCCAATATTCCAAATGCCGTTTTCATCAATGTCTTTGTTTATAAATTGGAATTGTACACCAACCACAGTATCCACAGACACAAAGTCTCTGCGATACTTCTCGCTACCTTCAAACACACGAATTATACCTTGTGTCTGAGCCTGTAACGAAAACTGCGAGTGAGGACTGGCCTGTGTGCCTTTGTGTGTTTCGTTATCACCGTACACATTGAAATATCTGAATCCCTGGCAACGACGATGCGTGGGATTCTTTTCCACATAATGCTCAAATAGATACTTGCTCCAAGCATAAGGACTACGAGGATCAACAGCGGCAGTTTCACGAAAATCTGTACCCAACCCATACACGCTGGCCGAACTGGACCACTGTAGATCAACATCGTGTTTGCGACATTCTTCATACAGCCATACACTGAAGTCGTAGTTTTGTCGCATGACCCGAGCAACATCACGTTCGGTTGTGCTACTGATAGCTCCGCAATGTATTACCCAGTCCAATCCTTCAATACGCGGCAACTGTCGTTCTTGCCATTCGTAGGTATAGATTTCGTGCTCTGCAGACAGTTTACGCCAAAAGCGTTCCATGTGACTTCCAATGAAGCCTCTATTTCCGGTTATTAATATTTTCAATTATTTTACTCGTTGAATAATTGGGCACCAGATTGTAAAATTTAATTGCTTTACAATTCTCGGCTCCGGTGATTTTTTTATCACGATAGTCTGATCCTTTGACCATTAGATCTGGTTTATAAATTTCACAGATATGCGACAGTTCTTCTTGTGTGTCAAAAATCCAAACTGCGTTGGTACACTTTAAATTGTCCAGTGCAAATTTGCGATCTTCTTGATTGTTGATGGGCCTACTGCTGCCTTTTAATTCTCGAACTAGTCTATCGCTGTCAATGCAGACCAACAAATAAGTACCTTGACTACGTGCAAAGTTGAGCATTTCAATATGCCCACGATGCAAGATATCAAAGGTACCGTTAACTATTACTCTTCTGGCTATCCCCGGGTTGTACACGATAATTATCCTCCACTGAGTCTGGTGTTGATACTTCTATAATCGTACCTGCTTCAACGCAAATCAATTGATGCGGTAATAATGGAGCATTATGCCAGGTGTCACCTACATTTAATTCTGCTTCATGTTGAGTAGCATCTTTAGTATCAATATATTTTACGCTAAATTTTCCACTAAGAACATACCACGTTTCATCTTTTTCTGAATGGAAATGCATGGAAAACTTTGCACCGGTATTGAAATGCATAAGTTTACCGCAGTACTTGTCATTGGTAGCCCAGATCAATTCTGAGCCCCAACCTTTTTCTACAAATCCTTCTAGTCTCATTTGATTTCCTCTAATCTTGGTGCATATACGCCCACATGCTGTACTGTCACTGCTGCCGCTTGATTTGCGAACTTGATTGCATCTGGCATGTGTTTTGTTTCTAAAAACTTGTACACAAGAGCTGCCAAGAATGTATCTCCTGCGCCACATACATCAGTTACTGCACCCGCTGATTCGCCAGGGTAAACTTGCCCGTCCCATTCAGCACCCTTATCACCATGTGTGACTATTAACCACTTTGGGTGAGGCTTGCTGGTTGCACGACTTTTTTCCAATGCATTGATCTTGATATAACATCCATTGAGTGCAGCCAGATCAGTTTTCTTTGTATCAACAAAGATAGGTACAGTTTGACTTTTTATCAAGTCATGCAACAACTCATAATTCACTGTACCTTTGTTGTAATCACTGATCACAATAGCATCGTACACATCGGGTATTGCTGTTTCAAAACTAATAGGCTGGCTTTCAACATCCTTGTCTAGGCGCATAAGATGCTGTTTAGTACGAATATCAATTAGCCTATTCTTTACACTGGTTTCGCCATGTAAAAAGTTAACAGTACAGCCTAATGCTTCTAAGTTCTTGCACACGTTACCAGCCATACCTTCTCTTGTAATAGTATGCTTGGGCTCAAACACAGGTACAGGTGCTTCAGGACTGATACGATTTACATAACCGTATGTGTAAATGTCCTCACAAGCATCTCCGATTAATAATATATTCATGTTAGAAGTAACTGCAATTTGATCTTGGAAAATAGCATTCGTTGTTTATCAACGGTTTAATTTTTATTGTTTCTAGTACTGTTGTTTTGCCTAGCCCTATTGCCAAACTATAGGCTAAACTTTGATTACCTACAAACAGATCACATCCATTAATCAAGTCTGCCATTTCAAGTATATCAGCAACAACAACTCGATCAATAGGGCCAATGGTACTTACAAAATCATCATACTCGGCATCGGTTCCAACAAACACAGCAGACTCGTCCATGTGCCCATCCCTGTACATTTGTCTCCAAACATGTACTCCATAATCCCAATCACGATATCGTATTGTACGATTGACCACTACTGGTTTTTTTCTGTATACGTCTGCTGTCAACCAGGTCTGTTCCAAATCAGATCGATCAAAAGGCAAATTGTGTGTCATGCACATGGCCTGCACATAGTTGCCTTCAAATCCTCTAAACAGTACACCACGGAATCTGTCCAGATCTACATCGTGAGTGCCATCCCAGACAACAACATCCGTGATATAGTCTTGGCGCATCAACAAAGGCTTTAGTATAGCAAAGTCTTGTTCGGTAAAGCGACCTTGATGTGCAGGATCTACTTCATCTGGGCGATATCCATAGGCCGCTACACAGGCTTCGATGTTGTGCAAGGCAATGGCAATTGTGCCGCCGCCCATTTTTTTCACTGCATACAAACTGTAAATTAAATCTCCAAATGTTCCTGAGTGTTTGAATATCATAATATCTCTAAAATGTTATTGGCAATGCGCTTGGCATCAAAACTTTCACTGCAACGAAAATCTCCATGCTTACATACAACCTGCCTAACCGGACGCTGTTGATTGTCATTGCAGCCAGCACAATCCACTGCGGATATGATCGGTGTCACTGTTTTCCAAGTTGGGGCAATACGCTCAGGCAGCAGATGTGTATGCAACGATATCATGTGTGTGCTGCTGGCTGCGGCAATATGATATGGCCCTGAATCGATACCAACAAAACACGTTGCACGATCCATCAGCAGTTTTTGCTGTTGTACATTTAAAATTTCTCTGGCATCAACAAACAGGGGATGTTCAACAGTGCCATCTTGTGCGCTACCCACAGTGACAATCTTGAAATCTGTGCGCTCTGTGAACAAGTGTTCAAACACTGCATACCAAGTGTCCCAGCTCATGTTCTTTAATGCCCAGTACCATTGCCTAATATGAATCACAACGAACTTGTCTAACTGGTACTCATGACAAAACGCAGCAACTACTGCGCGATCGTTATCGTTAGCAAACAGTTCTACAGATTTGTTATCCACTGTTGATGAGCCAAAAGCGCGATAAAAATAACTGTCAATGTAATGATTAACAGGATTGTGCTCGTAGGCATCATCAAGGTTAACATAAAGATCATAAGCAGCAGGATTGGGCATTGCCTCTGTGTGATACAAGGCTCTTACATGTGGATTGTTGTTAAACACATTTGGGTATTCGGTAGCAACATCAATCTCGCAGTTGTATCTTTTTTTAAGTTCCCTAACCACACCTGTGCTCATAATAACATCACCCAATGCGGCACGGCGGCGCACTAGAATTGAGATTGGACGTTCAATGTTCAACTGTGACCTCTGGAAAGTAACGCAAGAAACGATCTTGTTTGTTGCTTCTGACTTTTAGAATTTTATTTTTGATTTCTGCGAACACGTTCCATGCCAAGGGCACAAATAAAACTTTTTCGTCAGGCTCTAAATCTGTTAACGCCGCAGATCCAACAATGGCAATATCTTTGCCGGGGCTGTAGGTTCCTTGCTTTAACGGATTGTCATCAATGATATAATCCAATTTAACATCGGCAAAGTTAAGCAAGGTCATGCCTTTGGCAGCAGCACCATAACCCACAATTTTGTAACCTTGTTCTCTGAACAGTTCTATTCTTGACTTGAATTCATTTTTAACCTTAACAGCACGACTAGCCCATTTTGTATAAGTGTCTACACGAAGCAGATCAGCTTCCATAGCAATCAAGTTTTTAATGTGCTTGGGTCGTTTGTTGTGTTTGCTTAACACAAACACATAGCTGGTTCCGTGTATTGGCGTTTTGATTACATCAACAAGATGCAGGCCGCCACGTTTGGCCAAGGCATCCATGCTCTGTATGTTGTAAAAATTCACATGCTCGTGATAGATAGTATCAAATTCACCATTGCGGATCATGTCAGCTTGGCTGGTCTGAATAAAGAACAGGCTGTGCTTGGACATTAACGGTTCCAACAGCCTAAGATATTTTACCGGATCTGGATTGTGTGCAAAAGCATTTTGTGCCACAATGATATCAAATTTTTGATGCTCTAGTTGTTTGACCGACTTCTTGTCCCAGAATCCGCAGATGACCTTGTGCCCTTTGTCTGTACTGGTCTTGTGTAGATTTTCTGCAGGGTCAACACCATAAGTGTTGAATCCCAGTTGTTTGAATGCGTCCAGCTGACTGCCATCATTGCAACCAATGTCTAACACATGACCAAACCATTTATCAACATACTCTCTGGTCCACTTGGCAAACCAGATCATGTAGTCTAGATAGGTTTGGCTCGTGCCACTCACGTATGCATAATCTTTATAGATAATTTCTGGATCCACTACATGAGTCAACTGTAGATGACAGCATTGTTGACAACGATTAACTGCTAGCGGATATGATTTGTTTTTACCCGGACTGGATAGAAAATTATTGGCCAACGGCTGTTCGCCTAAATCCAATGCTAGTTCTAGATCAGCATGACCGCAAGCAAGACATTCTTTAAGCTCGTATACATCTGTCATGTTAATTCCTAATAGGCGCACCGTTAGGGGCAATTGATCCTTCGACCCCCAATTCGGCGATTTCTGCAACTAGGTTAGCAGGTAAAAACTTATACAACACATGTTCAATGTCAGCGTAGCCACCTGCTGCCACACGTTGTGCCATGTAGTTTAGGCTGTCTGTATATGTTTGCACAATACGGTCAGTGATGCTGGCAGGCCACGACCATAATCTTGCCATGTACTGTAATTCAATACCAGTTACTTCAAAAGGAAACTGACTTGTATTCTTTGGACCAATTACGATTTTATTGGGGTTGTCAGAATAGACACCTAGATCAAATTTTTCATTTAGAATATAACGTCCCGACATCTTGTGAATACGATCACAATCAGCAAAGTCGCCATCAGCCAAACACATTTGTAAGGTTCTACCAAAACACATAATTTCAGTACTGTTCTTAACTATGTCCCAGTTATCAGTACTGTTATAGATATCATGCACATCTTTGTCTGTGCTAAAATCTACCAAAAGATCAGAGTTTTCTTCTAACAGTTGGCTCTGTGCCTCAGTTAGTGGTGTTCCGGTACATTCCATAACAATAATTTTTGAGCCCGGTGCGCGAGCTCGAATGCTGTCTAGTGTAGTCAATGTTTGCTGTAGTCTAGCTGCTGGGCTGTATACACCAAACTTTGAATTGATTGCACTAGTTACTACAAAACAATGTCGAATCATTTACGTAACCATCTTTCATTATGTAATGTCCACTGCACTACTTCTCGAATACGCTCTGACAGTTTAATCTTGGGTTCCCATCCAAGATCCCGTAGCAATCCACCATCCAGCGCATAGCGCATGTCATGTCCTGGACGACTGGTATGGAAGTCAGTCATTTCGTATTTTAATTCTTTACCCACTGCCTGTGCAATCATCTGCGCCAAAGTCAGATTGTCAATTTCTTCAGTGCCCACAAGATTGAATTTGGGACAATGAGCATGCCCATAATCGCCAGTGTGACGGTAATCTTTTGGTAAGCCAAGAATAAACATTAGGCCTTCAGCAACGTCACGAGCATGGATATACATTCTAGAACCAGCCACAGTACGTGTAGGGTCGGCATGAATGATTACTGTTTCACCATCTCTTACTTTTTGTATTGTTGCTGGAATAAACTTCTCTGGATGCTGACGCTCGCCAAACACGTTCATGGTATGTGTGACCACAATAGGCATCTTGTAAGTGTTTTCGTAGGCAACACAAAATTCTTCTGCGGCTGCTTTGCTTGCCGAATAAGGGTTAGTGCTGTTATAGCGATCATATTCTTTGTATGACACGCCCGGTGGTGCAATACCGTAAATTTCGTCAGTGCTAAAATAAACAAAGCGTTCTAGGTCAGGTAGATTCTTACGTGCATAGTCCAGCATGTTAACGGTACCAACCACGTTGTCCTGCACAAACTCCATTGGGTAAGTGATTGACCTATCTACATGACTGCCTGCTGCTAGATGCAGAACAATGTCCACATGCCCGATGTCGTGTACAATTTGACTGTTGATTTCGGCTTTGAGATCATGAAACACAATACGCAGTCTACGACTGGTGGTCACAGGATTGTGTGACATTAACATATCCGCAAGCCTGTTTAGGTTGCCAGAGATGTCAAGTCTATCCAGACAGATAATGTTCCAGTCTGTGTCTCTTAGTATTTTATCAATAACATGATGTGCAATGAAACCGGCGCCGCCGGTAATTAGAACTGTTTTAGACATATTTCCTCAAGAATCGTTGAATAATACTATTTATTCTGACGCTTTAGGGGCGATATATTGTTTAATGTGACTCATTGCTTTACGTGCTGTGTCAAACACATATTCAACAGTTTCGTCTTCAAGTTGAACTGTGACTACAAAACCGTTTGCCACTTTTCGAATTTCAATTGATTCAAACATAGTAATCCTTATAGTTGATTTGTTATTATAACAGAATACAAAAACAATGTCAAATAAAAAGCCCCTTGCGGGGCTGAATTAGAAGCTATGCTTATATGATAAGCGCCATTGATTCAATGCACTATCGCCTTTGCTCTGGGCAAATTGCAACTGGACCGAATCGTCTTTGGTTGCATGGAATATCAAACTGCTACTCCAACGAGTTTGATACATGTTATGATCTTGATTGAATGCATCTCTATACCATCCGCCAACAACACCAGTGAATCGTGAATTGAGTGGTACAATAACACCTGCATCAATTAGGTAGTGCCAAGCATTGGTATCAGTGGTAATCTTGTCGCCCACAATGCCCAACACATATGGTTTGATTCCCAGACCAATTGGGGCAAATGTTTTGCGAATACGTGCTTCAGCAAAGGTAGACTGTGAACCAGATTGGCCAAGTTTGGTTTGTGTTGGGCCAACTGCTAATGCATAGTCCCATCCGTCAGCAGTAGCAACTCCGCCAACCATCATGAACATTTCCGAATCAGCTTTAGTGACTCTATTTTCCATGGTGTAATATTCATACTGCATGTATGGTTTGTTTTGTGCATGAGCAGATCCCATTAATAGAGCGCATGACACTAGTGCTAGTTTAAGTAAGTTTTTCATAGGTTCCTTAGAAATAAAAAATCGTTAGAATAATTCTAACATAGGTTAGTTTAAATGTCTAGCTAATAGGATATCTATTGTACGGATTGGCGTTCTAGCTGTAACACAGTAGTAAAAGAGTTTTGCTACTCCAGGCGTCAATTTGAAATTCCGACGTCAACGGTGATTGTTGGCGCTGCTACATTTATTTATTTTGTCATTAGGTAATCAACAAAATTCAACAACAAATCATATTGCCCACCGTGCCATTCCCGTTTCATCCAGCTTTGCAGTTGATACCAATTGTACTCAGCTTCAGGATGGCATCCAATTATACCAATACGTCCTTGTATAATTGCCATTGGATCACCATTGGAGTAGGTTGCTACAGTTTCAAATTTGGTTTGATCTCCAACTAGCGCACAGCCATCATAAAAATACATTTTAACTGGCTCGCCGAACCAAGTCACTGGCATGGCTTTGGCATGTGGTCTGCGTGTACAAGTGTTGGGCTGGGTAATATACTGTACTGCATCTACTCTGTTTAAGATATCAAAATAGTGTGATCCTGCCCAGTATGCGCCCATGCAAATACCTAGGTATCTGCCACCACGTGCCACAAAATCACGTATCCTGGGCGCATGGTGTTTCATTAAATAGTGCCAACTTTCGCTGTCCCCATCGCCGCCGGGAAACGCCACCATGTCTACATCATCGAAGAAGTCGTCTTCGATTTCGTGCTTGGTAAAGATTTTAAGATTATATCTTGATTGTAAAGCTCGAATCATCCCGTTAGCGCATTGTACAGAACATCTGGGTTGATGAATGAAAAGCGCAATAGTGGGTTTCATATCTATATTTACTCTTTTGGTGATTGCTGTTTTTTGATTTTCATCCCTGCATACGTTCCGCAAAATGCCCCGATAACAGCAGGAATGATTAACCAGTGATTTGTAGTATAGCTAATAACTGCTACACTTCCTAACAAATAGCATGCCACAGACCAAAAACTCGCACCAAGCCCATTGTCATTTGCTACACATCTTAGGTAGTAAGTGTAGACAATGTCAAGTAAAAATATAGAAAAAAATGTAACAATGTAATCTGTCATGGTCGAATACATATTTACCCAAAAGAAAAAGCCCCCTCGGGGGCTTTGCCGGTTACGAGATCCGGCACTACTCTATCGTGTAGTCGATTCTAATTAGAAGCTACGTGTGTAGCTCAAGCGCCATGCGTTCTTTTCTTCACTTGAGTCACCGTATGCTTGACTGTAGCGTACTGCTACAGAGTCCTGCTTGGTAACTGCGTAAGCAAGGATACCGTGGTAACGAGTGCTTTCAAAAACTTTAGCTGTGTCAAATGCATTACGATAACGCATACCGACGTCACCACTTAATGCGCCCACAATTGGGAATTTTACACCAGCGTCAATCGCATAATGAGCAAACTTGTCATCTGATTTAAGTTTCTCGCCTAGACGTCCACCTAGGTATGGGCTAAAGCCTGCTACTGGGGCAAAAGTTTGTTTTGCACGAACTTCGTATCCAGAACTGATCGAACCGTTACCCCATTCTGCTTGGCCGGTTTCCAATTTAAAACTGTAATCCATACCACCAGCGTCTTTATAACCGGCAACTAATGCACCTTTAACGCTTTCGCTGTCATCGCTACGTTTGGTTTCATTTGAATATTCAAATGTCCCGTAGCCACCTGCTTGTGCTGTGCCTGCTACTAGCAGAGCTGCTACTGCTAAAAATTTTACTAACTTCATTTAATTTCTCCTAGGTTAAATTTTGTCCACTCAACACGAACTTTATCTGCGACCGACTTTGGTAGTGGAACGTATTCAAGATCTGTGGCCATTTGTGCGCCACTGTTAAATGCCCAACTAAAAAACTTCAATACTGCTTTACCTGTTAAAGCATCTTGCTGTTTCTTATGCATGATTATAAACGATGCACCGGTGATTGGCCAAGCATTTTGGTGTTTTTGATCCGTTAATAGTGTAGCCATGCCATTTGTTCCGGTCCATTCGGCGCCTTCGGCTGCGGCTTTAAATGTTAAGTCATCTGGTTGTACGAATTTACCGGCACGATTCTTTATTTGTACATGTATTAGGTTATTGCGTTTTGCATAGACATATTCCACATATCCAATTGAACCTTTGATACGCTGTACATTTGCTGCCACGCCTTCATTGCCTTTGCCACCCACACCGGTTGGCCATTTAAGGGCAGCAGCAGTTCCCACGGTATCTTTCCAATCTTGGCTAGTCTTGCTTAACCAATCTGTAAACAAGAATGTGGTACCTGACCCATCACTACGATGTATTACTGTTACAGGTACATCTGGTAATTTAACGTCTGGATTTAATACTGCAATTGCAACATCATTCCATTTGGTAATCTTACCCAAGTAAATATTTGCTACTACCTCGGCTGTCAATCGCAACTGCCCAGGTGCTACACTATCTAAGTTTACCACAGGCACTACTCCGCCGATTACTGCCGGAAACTGCACCAGTTCTTCTTTCTCTAGTTCTTCGATCTTGAGTGGCATGTCACTGGCACCAAAGTCTACTGTTCGGGCTTTGATCTGTTTGATGCCACCACCTGATCCAATTGATTGATAGTTAAGACCAATGCCTGTTTGTGCTTTATATGCCTCAGCCCATTTGCTATAGATTGGGTACGGGAATGTTGCACCGGCTCCGGTAATATCAGCAGCTGATACCAACGTTGATAACACTAGTGTTGCAATAGCTACAAGTTTTTTCATTATCTTTCCTTTATAATATTTTGCTTTGCACAAATATTTAAGGTCGCTAGTATTACAATTGTGTTACAAACAGCTATTTAGGTAAAAATTCTTTTGCCGACGGATACTCGCCTGCAATTAGATTAGTGCTTGTTTGCACATAAGAGGGCAAATAGTCGTCGACTGCCACTGGAGCAAACTTGTAAGCAACATCTGTTTGAATAATCCCTGTGCCTTTGGCAATGCTGGCTTCAATGTTCAATTGATTAATTATTTCGGGCTTGTTTGTTTCAGCATGAGCAAAACTTTGTATTTTAGTTTTTGCAAAATCTTCGTTACCAAGATAAGTGAAATGCCAACCAGCATGTTCAACTATTTCCAACATAGAGTCCTTGGCTCCATATTCAAAATCATTTAATGCGTGTCGCATGCGTCTAAAATCTTCTGCACTAACCAATAGTTTTTTTCTTAATGCACCGGACCAAACTGTGTAGCAATCTTGGTTAATCAGCATGTAATTGTATCGGAAATTGAACAAAGGCATGCGAAATCCCCAAATACTTCTTTCACTAGTTCTTAGATAATCAACTGTCTCTGGGCGCGGGATTTCGTCTGCATCACCGATCATGATAATATCTTCCGGCGCGGCATTGGCTACCGCTTGCACAATAGCATCGCGTTGGTGCCGCTCCCTGCCCCAAGCGTCTGTGTCCGCGGGCATGTTGGAAACATGCACTATGGTAATCTTTTCTGAATACTTTTTCCAACGTGGGTCATCCATTTGTTCAGTAAAGTAAAATGGCTTTTCGGCATTTTGGAATGTGCGGTTGGCTTCTACTAGAACAAAACGATCTACATGATCATATAATTCTTTTAGTCGTAGCTCGAGAAGCTCAAATTCATTGTAAAAGGTAAAACAGTCGTATATTTTCATTGAAATACTTAGTATAATAAATACTCTACAAATTGATTTTCAAGGAACTTATCTATGTACGCTGTTGCTAGTCTACACGACGCAAACTATGCTGATCTCGCTGCACTAACTGACGCACCAAAAAAAGAATATTGCGATCTACACGGGTACAAGTTTTTTGTCCTTGATGAGATGAAGTACAGCCTAATTACTGGCTTCAACAAAATACATTATACACTAGAACTTTTTAAATTGCATCCGGACATTGAATGGTTGCTTTTCTCAGAATGCGATGCAATGATCACTAACTTTACTGTGCAGATTCCGGATCGTGTTGACAATGACTACCATTTTATTGTACCTGTTGATCGGCTCAATATCAATTCTGGTAACTTTTTAGCTCGCAACACAGAGCAGGGTCGTGCATACTTGCAAATGATTATCGACAAGGAAGCAGAATATGCCACTGTGGAATGGGCCGAGCAACAAGTGATCATTGACACCATTGACGAGTGGTTGCATGTAGTAAAGATTGTGCCACAGCGTTACATGAACAGCTACGAACCACAGATTTATGATTACTGCGATGCCAGTAGAGATATCCTGGGCAATGATGCAGCATGGCAATCTGGAGATTGGATCGTGCATTGGCCTGGAACACACAAGCCAGTTCGTATCAAACGAGCTGAATCATTATCACGACAAATCGTACGATGAAAATATACATTACCGGTGCAACCGGATTTGTTGGACAAAATCTTGTCAAGTACTACAGCCAGCGTGGACACGAAGTTGCTGTCTATCAGCGAGGCCAATCGCTTTTTGAATCCTTGACCCGATTCCGACCCGATGCAATCGTAAACTCAGCTGCGGAAATTTACGATCCAGAAAAAATGTTTGATCCAAATATTTTGATGGTGCAGACCTGTTTAGAGTATGTGAATGTCAGCGAGCAGCGGTGCCGCATGATACAAATTGGATCCAGCAGTGAATACGGTCCAACCAATCATGCAACCGCAGAAGATACCTTGCTCAAGCCAGTGGACTTTTATCAAGCCACAAAAGGCGCAGCAACATTGCTGTGTCAAGGTTGGGCTCGTCACTACAAATTACCAATTTGGATTGTTCGTCCTTACAGCATTTATGGCCCAGGCGAACGCGAACACAGATTGTTTCCAAGACTGTATCGTGCATTTACACACAATGAACCCATGACTCTGTATCAAGGCTACCACGATTTCATTTACATAAATGATTTTGTAAGGGGTATCGATCTTGTATTACAAGAATGGAATCTAGCTCCTGGGGAGGTCGTTAACTTTGGTAGCGGCGTACAAACAAGTAATTTTGATTTACTCGCCATGGTTGAATCAATTACCGGAACCACCGCACCGGTGGCAAAAGTTGCAGAACTTAGCAAAGCATTTGAAAATAATGTTTGGGTCTGTGATACCCGTAAAACAGCCGAACTGGGCTTTGTTTGCGAGTACGATTTAGACATGGGAATTAGAGATTTTTTAAACAAGGCAAACTATGATATCACGAACAATTAAAACCAGTCAACAAAACAATTATGCTATCGAAACAGAACATCCTGACATTGTGGCATGGTTTAACAATCCAGAAAATTACACTGATGTTATTCTAAAACAAATCAATGAGGATCGCATGTACGATCCTATTTTTGCGAATCGCGCCGATATGACCGTGGTTGACCTTGGTGCCAATTGCGGATTGTTTACCCTGTATGCACAAGACAGTTGCAGTCGATTGGTATCAGTGGAGCCAACGCCAAACACACTGGCTGTGCTAAAAGAAATGACAGCCGGACACGATAACATCACTGTGGTACAGGCCGCGGTTGGTGCTAGCAACGATCCAGTAACTTTTTATCTAAACGAAAACAGCACAACCAACAGCATGCTGAATCGTCAAGGTACTGCAATTACAGTGCCCGGTATGACTATCGAGCAACTGCTAGACAGTCAAGGACTAGATCACGTGGATTTCGTCAAGTGCGATATCGAAGGCAGCGAAATGGTTGCATTGACTGAAGCGACTCTAGCACCTGTTGCTGATCGAGTTGACTTTTGGTTTGTGGAAGTGCATCAGACTGATGTGGATCGCGGACCGTGGCCCGGCAACTTAGGCAGCAATAGAAGCACACTGGCAGCATTGTTCCAAAAGTTTGGCTATCAAACAGAAAATGTAATCCACGATCAACTGTTTGCTTGGAAATAATATGACTGAACTTGAACGTCGCGTAGTTGACATTACATATCAAGAGCGTCTAAGTCACCTTAGCAGTACTCTCAGTGCATTGCCAATCATTGAACATATCTACCAACGCAGAGCCGACGACGAAGTGTTTATTCTAAGTAACGGTCATGCCGGACTTGCCCTGTATGTGGTATTGGAAAAATACTACGGTGTGGATCCGGTTGCATTGTTACACAAACACGGCATCCACCCAGGGCGCGATATTGAAAATCATTTGTATTGCTCAACAGGCAGTCTGGGATCTGGGTTGCCTATTGCTATTGGACATGCGCTGGCTACCCCTGATAAAAATGTTTGGTGCTTGCTCAGTGATGGTGAATGTGCCGAAGGCAGTATTTGGGAAAGTCTTAGATTTATACAAGAACAAAAAATTGACAACTTACAAGTATATGTAAACATCAATGGCATGGGTGCATACGACATGATTGATTCCGATTATTTGGAAAAAAGATTGACTGCATTCTTGCCGCGCATTGTTACCTGGCACAGCAAGCCCACAGAATTCAGTTTTGCCAAAGATTTACTAACACACTACTATGTGCTCAAACCCGAAGACTATGCGGAGATTACTCAATGAGAAAAGAATGTGCCAGTCTACTACTAGAAAGCATGGTCAGTACTGACAACATTAGAGTTGTTACTGCGGATCTTGGGTTTGGTATTCTAGATCAAATCCGCAATGCTTTCCCGGAACGTTTTTACAATGTTGGTGCTGCTGAACAATTGATGATTGGTGCCGCTGTTGGCATGGCACAAGAAGGTGTTATACCTGTATGCTATTCGATGAGCAGCTTCTTGTTGTATCGCCCATTTGAATTCTTACGTAATTATGTTAACTACGAACAGGTGCCAATTAAACTAATTGGATCAGGTAGGGACAAAGATTACAGCCACGATGGTATTAGCCATTGGGCACACGATGACGAACAAGTACTGGCTGCACTACCAAACATTACTGTATACAAACCTAAATCAATTGCAGAGCTAGAAGATATTTGGCCTGCGTTCATTGGTTCTAAAGAACCTGCATACCTTAATCTCACAAGAAAAATATGACAACAAAAATAGTTTATGTTACTGGCTGTTTGGGCTTCATTGGATATCATGTGACCAAACGCTGTTTGGCACAAGGCTACTACGTTATTGGTGTAGATAAGAAAACCTACGCAGCAAATGTACAGTTCCTTCCTGAACTATTAGAATATCGAGATCAGTTTAAGTTTATTGAGTCTGACATTAACGATCTTGACATGCTGTATGACTGCGATTATATCATTAACACAGCAGCCGAAACACATGTTGATAACAGCATTGTTAGTTCGGATGTATTCCTGCGTAGCAATGTAAATGGTGTTCATCATTTGCTTAACTTGATCAAAGAACGGCATCGTTTTAAAATGCCTACTCTATTGCACTTTAGCACCGATGAAGTCTACGGTGATATTGAAGAAGGCGCACATGTTGAAACAGATATGCTCAAGCCTAGCAATCCTTATTCAGCCACAAAAGCAGCCGCAGACCAGCTGATTTTAGCCTGGGCACGTACATTCCGGGTGCCTTATGTGATCGTTAGGCCTACAAACAATTACGGCATTGGTCAATACACTGAAAAGTTTATTCCCAAGAGTATTAAACATCTTCGATTAGGTAGACCTATTGCACTACACGATGCCGGTCTACCAAGACGCACATGGTTGCATGTCAGTGACACAGCCAGTGCCATTATTCGCATTATTGAATCAGGCGTTCAAAACGAAATCTACAACATCAACGGCAATCACGAAGAACAAAATATTGTGATTGCCATGCAAATTTGCGAAATGTTTTTCCCCACACACGAGGATCCAGCCCAGCACATGGACCTGGGTATTACTCGCCCAGGGCAAGACGTGCGTTATAGCGTTGATGATAGTAAACTAAAAGCTCTTGGATGGAAACCCCAAGCGGTGTTTGAACTAGAACTTGTTAAGATTGTGGATTATTATCAGCAGACGTTTGTGTGGTGACTTCAGTCCACGTGTAATCACCTAACCATTTAACCTGAGTAATGTATTCATAGTGCTCAGGTTTTCCTGTGGACCAATCTGTAGGTCCTTGCATACATAATCTAGTTTTTTCTATTTTGCTGTCGTAGCATAGCCAGTATATTTGGCCGTGTGCTAGATGGAATTGATATTCCGCAGCATGTACCATGTCTGTGATGTCTAGTCTACGTTTTAGTTCAGCAGCCTGTTTGGCCAGTACCGCCATCAATTCAGTGATACGATTGTATTCCTGCTCGGCATGCATACGAGCAGCATTGACCATAATATCTTTACGTTGCGTAACTGGTATTAGATCAAATGCTGGTCCACCTACTTCTGTAGGATACGGAGTAACGTTGCGATTGAAAAAGGCAACGAGGCTGCCGCCAACCTCGCTGTCATAGCTGTCCTTGCCTTTGGCTAGATTACTCTTTTTCTTTGCCATTGGATTTTTTAACAATCACTGGATCTGTGTCAAATGTTGGCGGTGTTTTGTCTAGTGCCGGTTCTTCGTGCGGTACCATGATGCCCAGGTGTGTTTGCCTGAACATTGATGTCATCAAAGTCAGTACTGCATTTAAGGGATAAAACACAACGGCCAAAGATGCAATCAGTGCTACTGAAATCGCATAGCAAAGAACAACGTAAAGATTAAACACAACTTCTAGCAGGAAGTTCCAAAAACCCGACACGCCTAAATCAAGACGATGTTGATCTTTTTCAGCATCAGGCACATGCGGATGGAATGTTCTAATCTGTGTGCGTAGGTCTGTTTTTAATTCGTCTAGCTTTTCTGTGATAACCAAAAGCAACATTCTATATAGTTCAGTCATTGTTTTCTCCAAGGTCAAGTAGGTGTTTTTTATCTGCAACATC